GTGCGGATACTACTTGCGTTGGTATCGTTGCACACTGTCAGCATGGATTGCTCTAGCACTTTCATCTCCTGCTCTAGCTCACCATCTTTTACTTCCCAATTAGATTTGAGTTTGTCACGCTCATTTCGTATTGTCAAGTATATTTTTACTAATTCATCAAGATTTAACTCAGTAGTTTCACTCATATCCCTAGCTCCTTTAGTTTGGCGTTAACAAGTTCTTGAATTAAATCTTTCTGCATGTTCCATCCCACGTCTTCATCCATGAAGTAATGCCCATCACCGTGTTTTTTAGCCATTTCTGTCTGGTATTGATTTGGTATTTCTACATCAGAGTCCCAAGCAAATTTCTCCCAGATTTCGTACCAATCTTTGTCTGTTAACTTGCTCATATCCCTAACTCCTCTTTGTACAGATCAACCAACTTCTCGTGCGAATCAACCTTGCCTTGCAACATCTGATAGACCTTGCGTTCAGCTTCGGAGCCTTGCAAGTGAACAACTGTCATGCTGTTTACCTGACCGACTCGGTCAATACGCGCTACGCATTGCAAGTATGTCTCGACGCTCATAACGGGAGACCAAAACACAACTGTGTCTGCGGCAGTTAGCGTGACGCCATGCGATGCGGCCTGTGGTTGAATAACTAGAACTCTTGGATCGGTTTGCGTTTGGAATCGATTGATGATCTCAGACCGCTCCCTTGCGGGCACGTCTCCGTTGATAACTTCATTGGCTACTCCTTGTGAACTTAAATGACGTGCGACTAATGTGATGGTGTGCCGGAACGGAACAAACACGATTACCTTATGCTTGGTCTCGTCTAACACCTCCATCAGTGCATTCAGGCGTGGTGACACGTCAAACTCCACCACCTCCTTGTCGTCGGTATAGATCGCTCCACCCGACAACTGCAACAACTTACTCAGCTTGGCTGCCGCGTTAACAGCGCTGATCTGTTCACCCGCTGCTTCTATCAGCAGTTGGTTCTTTAACTCACGGTAATATCTATTCACCTGGGCCGTCAGTGGCACTTCACGGGTCTGGTACACCAACTCAGGCAGGTCAAGGCAGTCTGCCTTCTCGAAGCGGATCGCGGGTTGCAGGGCGCTGAACACCTCCTGCTGTGCGATAGCGCGGGGTATCCACTTGAACTTGCTGATCGGCTGCATCACTTTGTCGCGCCAAGCTGTGAAGTACTTGGGTACACCAGCGGGGTTGACTAGCTTTGCCAAGCCGAACGCATCTAGTGGAGACTGTGAGGCAGGTGTGCCTGTCATCATCCATAGACGGGTCGAGGGGGTGATTAATTTAGCCAAGGTTTTCCAGCGCTTTGTAGATACTGTTTTATATGCGTTGGCTTCATCAATAACAATTAGGTCAAACCCTACTTTACTAATTTCTTCTTGAACAATATTCACGCCATCGAAGTTGATGACTACAAACTCGTACTCTCCGTTAATAATCTTCTTGCGCTTGGACGCGTCTCCATAAGCTACGCCGACCGTTCTGTGCATAGATGTCTTAAAGATATCAGCTTGCCAAGCGGAGTACATGATTGACAAGGGGCAGACAATTAGGACTCGCTTGATTAGCCCCAACTGCATGAGGTAGTCAGCCGCCCAAATCACACTGGATGTTTTCCCAGTGCCAGCTTCATTGAAGCAGAAACAGCGGTCTCGTAGCGAGAGGAACGATGCTGTAACTTTTTGGTGAGCGAACGGCTGATACATTCCGGGCCATTCGTACTCTTTGAGCATTGGGTTAGGAGCATCTCCATAGACACGGACTAGCCGTTGCATCTCGGGTACGCCCCAATAAACTACAACCTCTGCGTTTGTGCCATCGTCTTTCAGCACCTCGCATCGGTCTATGTGTCCTACGAGAAATTGCAAATCGCTGGACGGGATTGTCATTCGGACAACCGTGTCATCTACTACATTCATACTGTTCCTTACTAGATTAAAACGTGGCCCCTTACGGGGGCTAGTCGGTCAAGCCTGTCGTGCCCAAAGGAGAGGAGAGATCAGACACCGCTTGACTGACATGGTTAAAAGGGGGAGAGCAACTGCAAGATCAACGACCCCCTCAACATTGCTCACTCATGCCTAACAACAATGATTACTTCTTGCGTTCCTTTTTGCTAGTCTCTGACACTAAGTTTCCTTGAGCGTCACGCTTAAACGAACGATTCTTTGCCGCGCTTTGGATGCGCAGTCCGTCCTTGTTAGATCCACCTTTGTCGAGGGCTTTAACGTGGGATACGTCCTTGCCTTCACGCTTATCAGCTTTGCCGTTGCCGTTGGCATCAGACCCTGTCTTGTCGATTGCGCGACGACCGCGCTGCCGCTCCATGCGACGTTCATGTTCACCACGAGCTTTCTCTTGCTCGTACTCTTTTTTATAGGGGCGGGGTTTATTAACGTAGGCCATTATCTTTCCTTGTGATGGGGGCAGGTGTTCACAGGACACCAACCGCAGAGGGGAGTTGGGTTAGGGTTCCAGACATCCTTTATATACGATGTGTCAAGGCGATTCAAGTCAGGATAGAACGCATCCCAGAGCTTGTGAACGTCTGCTCTAGTATATTCTTCAGTCAAGAAACTGTTATGCACTACGAAGAGTAAACCTGCTTTAATTCGATTGATCTCAGGGTAGTGAGCGAACGCCATGAGCGCCATCAGTTTTAACTGTTTTGGCTCAGGATACTTGTTGCTTCCAGTCTTGTAGTCGATGATAAACGCTGTGTCCCCATCAATAATCATCAAGTCCACGATGCCCCGCACCCAGTAGCCCTTGCCGTACTCACATGCCTTGCCTTCAGCATCAAGCGCCATCTTCTGCTCGGGGTATCGAGTTCCCTCAATCTCCATGAGCGTGTCAAGCACAGGTTTGAACTGTAAATAGTTCTTAGCGAGAGGCTTGCCTTCCGCAACGTAATCTTCACAGGCCTTGTGTACCTCGTTTCCATACGTCATCTGCGCGGTCGGCTTAACATGGAAGCGCTTAAGTACCTTGACTTCTTGATACTTTTTAGGGCAGTTGATATAGTCCTTGAGGGACGAAAAAGACCATGTGAAGTTCATGCAGTGGCTCCAATTAGTTGGTCTAAGGACATCGGTGCATATTTGACGCCACGCTGATGATTACTGTTGAGCGCAGGGCGAAGAATATGAATGTACAGAGACTCAAGGTTGTCAAGCATCTCTTTACAGCAGGGGATAAACGCAAAGCTATCAAATACCTTGTCATGATGGCTGGCGATCCTTGCGTATATATTGACTGACTGCCCAACATAAACAACCTTACCGCTATCAATTAAGAAATAAACACCTGTCGCTAACTCCCAAGTGTTTGCTGCATTGACAATCTCTTCCTCGCGTAGTAATGTTTTACCAGTCAATCTCAAAGCAGCTTTGTTAACCTGTTCAAGCTTTTTTAAATTGTCAAGCTCGGCTTTTAATTTTTTAATCTCACACTTCAAACTATCTCGTTGTTCAACATCCGCGAGTCTTTGGGATTCACGTTCACGTATATTCTTTTGGCGCGTAGCTACCGATTTGGCGGCGATAGCTCTCCGTTCTTCGGGGGTTCTGCTTTGCATCCAGTTCATTTTCTCATATTCCTTACAAACACGGCAAAGCTTGCCGCTGTATCGCCAAGAGAAGTCATCTTGTCAAACTCTTGGGCAACTTCTTCTAACACTACGTTGCGCTGTGATGGGGATACGTACGTGAATACGTACGGCTGTCCTGACTTCATCTCGTTCTCGTGTTCAATACGTGCAAACTCGTCATCTTCATCTGTGTGTATCATCTCGGTGCGTCCTCATGGTTATCAGGGTTAAACTTAGGGACTCGGTTGCCCTTATCTTTGGGGTTTGGGAACGGAGGGAAAGGCCAAGTCATGGGCGCAAATTACCTATAACAGTAGTGAGGTCGCTCATACCCAGTGAAACGGTGTGTCCGAAGCCATCTATGTCGCCCCCAATACCAACTAAGGCTTCACTAATTTTCTGCGCCGCTACCCCCATACTCGTAGTATGAAAGTCCAAGGCCATGACTCTGGTCAACGCTACAACATCAGCCGCAGTGTATTCCAAGTCTGATCCCTCTAACATCCTATGCGCTGTGGCAAAGTAATCTCCCGCAGTGTCCTTTGACTGTTGCATAAGTGTGTTCCAGTCGGCTTTAATTTCGTGGTTCATTTTGTTTATCCTCAAGTTGCTTTTGGTTTAGCTTTGGTTTTCATGAAGTCAATGTCGGGTTGCTCTTTGCGGAGATCGGCATACTCTAATTGCACTCTCTGTGCGTGGATAATCTTTCCTGCGGTGTTATTCATTTCGGCGGCAACCTTTGCCTCTATCGCGCCGTTCTTGAGTCCCTCATAGAGTGCGGACAGTTCTGTTGTGAGTTCACTGATATGTTTCATGATATTTCCTTTAGTTTGCGTTTGATAAATAGACTTACTCTCATTGCTTCAATTAGCTCTTGTGGGGGTTTAGGTTTTCCTCCTCGGATAAGGTATGAATCGGGTGCCGCTTGATTGCGTGCTTTGTAATACGCCATAAAGCGTTCCCTGTTAGCGGCTCGGTATGTTGGTGCGTACTTTTCCATACGCGCTTTTATGCAGTCTTTGTTAGCTTCGCGCCAAGTTTTTGTTACCGCCGCTATGTGTTCTCGGTTTGCCTCTACCCATGCTTTCTGTCTGGCGTATTCTTTGTCTCGGTTAGCTTTGCGGTATTGCTCACCATAGGCTTTTACTCGCGCCTTTACATGTTCTAAGTTAGCCTTGCGCCATGCGTATTGTTGTGCTTTCGTAGCCTCTTTGTTGGCTTCAACGTACGCCTTCTTTCGTTCTGCTAACTCCGCTTTATGATTTTCACGATACGTCTTATCATGCGCCGCCACCTTGTCTTTGTTAGCGACTCGCCACGCTTTCATGTATTCAGCTTTTGCGGCGGGGTCTTTAATTGGCATCTTAAGTCTCCTTTTGTTTGACATATTAACACTCTCCATAGGTTTGTGCGTACTTTGCTTCGCAAGTTACGGGTAAACCACTAGCCCATTTGGGTGGCGTAGACATGCACTCGACGATATATGCAAGCGCCTCATCTTTCTCCGCTTCGGGAACCACGATCACTGCCGCATCATGGACAGTCAACGCAACGCGATAACGCTCGTTAATCTTGATCATCTGCTCTCCCACGATGATTCGTGCCAAGGCTTGAACCACGTTCTCAACTAGCGAGCCGCCCCATAGAGACACAGGGCCCTTGCGCGACTTGTAAACGTATTGGGATTTAGCCTCATCAGTGTTGAGCTTGAGGTCAGGGTATCGGATCATTAGTCCGTTGGGTAAGCCAACCCCTTCCTTTGTGATCTTGAGGCACTTGTGTTTGCCGTAGTAATAGGGCTTGATCTTGTCGTTCCAATTAGCAAGATCTTTAATCACCCCATCGCCCTCTCCCCACAGATCAATTACTTTGTCATTAGCGTCGCGGTATGTTTTAACAAACTCTTTAGCCTCGTCTTCAGTAACGACTGCGCCAGGTGGTTGCGTCTTGAGCGTGTGCTGTAACTTTAATGCCCCAGTCCCGTAGCCTAGACCCAAGATGCAGGTCTTACCCACAAAGCGTTCTACTGGGTTAGCCTTGGTTATGGTGCGGTCGTATATCTTGGTTGCAAAGAGTGAGTAGACATCTTCTCCGTTGCGAAACTGCTCAACCACATCATCCTGTCCTGCCAGCCAGACGAGGACACGAGCCTCAATCTGAGAGGAGTCACAGTTGATAACAATGTGGTCGTCGGGCGCTACGACAGCGTTCTTAAGAGCTTTCTTTTTCTTATCTCTACTTGGTAGATTTTGGAAGTTAACCTTATCACTTCCTGCCCAGCGACCAGTATGCGCTCCGTAGTATTTGAGTGGGATGGGAAGCTTGCCCTTGTTACGTTTGCCGACATCAATGAATCTTTCAATCCTTGATTCTTCAATGGTAGATTTCGTGCCGAGTCGCACAGCGCATAGTTGTTGGATAAGTGGGTCATCATGTTCAGTGAGTTTTAAAAAGCCCTCATCGTTTTTAGCCAGTGCATAAGTTTGTTTCCCTGTGGTTTTGCTTTCTTTCATGGGTACTTCAACCGCGCGCTCGACTAACACTTCAGCAAACTGTTTATTACTGGCTAGTCGTTTACGCACAGCCTCAGTAGTCTCACATTTTAACTTCTCCATCAAGCTCTCAAGCAGTTGCTCTTTCTCATCCTTGAGTTCGTCGTAGCGCTCTTGCAGTAGCGCATCATCAACAAAGAACACTGGGTGCGTGAACATCCGCAGAGTCATGTCGATCAGCTTCATCTCGTTCTCAGGGAACGCGCTCGACAATATCTTGAATAGCTTGAGGGTTAGGTCAACGTCGTTCTTGCAGTACTCTCCGTATCGCTCAAGTTCTTCTTTGTTGAAGTCGAGCCGCGCCTTGCCTTCAGCCGCTATGACTTCCTCGCCCTTGATACCGATCTCGTAGCGCTCAGCCAACGCCTTGAGTGAGCCACCTGCTTCAACGCCATGAATAGCTCTAGCCATACATAGAGTGTCGTACATGAACGCGGGCGTGATGCCGTAGAGCCAACTAAGAATAGCTCCATCGAACATGGTGTTGTGGCACACAAGCGCGCTGCTGCCCCAATCAAACGACGCTAAGAATTCTTTTAGCTTATCCCTACCGCCTGATACCCAGACAGTTGCATCGTCGTCAACCTTCACGCCCACACCGATAACTTCAAAACGCTTATCGCGTATGTATTCCTCGGTTGTTTGGTGCTTGAAGCCTAGCTTGATCTTGCTATCGTAGTAGGTCTCAAAGTCGATTGTTATCAGTGACATTGGCACTCTCTAAAAGTTTTTTGTAATACGAACTGGGCATGGGTGCTTTCTTCTCAAGCAGTGTGCGCAACCACTCAGCACCGCCAAGTTGGTTGAAAATTATCCACTGCTTGTCAGACATCCTTACCTGCCTACCTAC